AAGCATGCAGCATATTAAACATCTCATACAATACTACAAGACTTGATAAGATAATTGATGATTATCATGAGCAGAAACAGTATCGTTCGAGAAGAGTTTCACAGAATCGTGGTAGACCTGCAAGGCTTGATGAGATACAAGATATTGTAAAAGAGTATCTTTCTGGTGAAAATGTAAGTAATATTTCAAAAGGACTTTATCGTTCCCCTTCTTTTGTAAAAAGTATCTTAGAAAAGATTGGAGTACCTCAACGTCCTACAAAGATAGAAGGAAGAAAGCAAGAGTATTATCTGCCAGAGCAGTGTGTGTCTGAAGATTTTGAAGAAGGAGAAGTCGTTTGGTCGGCAACACACCATGCGCCTGCAGTAGTTGATAAAAAATTAACAAAAGAACACCAAGAGAGTAGAGCAGGACTACAAACAGTAAACTATACAGAAAAATATGGTTCAGACTGTTATAGTATTTATGTAAGACAGAAGCCTTCAGGAGATACAGATTTATGGGATATGCCCGATATTGGTGGGTTCTATGCTTTTGCTCTCGCATATGACCTAGGTAAACTAAAACATTTAGAAGAATATGGAGTAGATTTAGCAAAATTATGAGTATACAAGTTGGTGTAATCTTAAGGACTTTATCAGAGTCTTCTCGTGTAGAAATTATGTTTGAAAGTCTTACTTCGAATAAGACACATAAGGGTATTTACACTCTTAAAAACAGAAATGTGGGACGTCAGTCCAATGACTCTGATACGATTGTTGCCTGGGATGTAGAAAATAAAAAGTGGCAAGACATTCGAGTAAGTACAATTACTCAATTTATGGGGATACCAGATGGTAGCTAATATGTGGGAACATTATTGTAAAGTGGAGAAAAGTCAAATGGGCGTAGGAAAAGACGAACCCTGTAACTGGTGTGGCGAAGAAGAGCCGAAACCTAAGTATAAGGGTAGATTCTGGATGTATCCAGCAAAGCGATTTGGTACATGGGAGGAATCACAAGAATATTATCGACAGTTAGACGAAAATAATTCTTGACAAAAATGTTATTTTGAAATATACTATATGTTCAAAATAAAGGAAGCGTATGGGATACAGATTTTATATGCAGCAATTGGAAGCTCTGGGTTCTTGCCCAGGGTATCGTTCAACAACAAAAAGGAAACGCAAAATGGCGTGGGATGATGATAAGAAAGCGGCTGTAATTGCAGCCTACGAAGAGCAAAACCCAACTCCTGAGAACTCAATGGAGATTGTAAAAGAGATTGCAGACGAATTTGATGAGTCACCAAATGGTGTACGAATGATTCTGAGCAAAGCAGGTGTCTATGTAAAAAAGACTCCGGCTGCGAGTGGCTCTGGTACGTCCTCAGGTGGTGGTAGCAGTCGAGTATCAAAAGCAGCAGCACAAGAAGCTCTTGTAGCTGTTCTAACAGATGTTGGTGCAGAGATTGATAACGACATAGTTGAGAAACTAACTGGCAAAGCAGCACAATACTTTGCAGGTGTGATCGGGGCGATCAACAGCTAATACTCTACTCCTTTGAGATAGGACAGCAAAAAAACTTTTGCTAACCTACCTAAGGAGTAACGTTGAAAAAAGAGGATTTAGCAAAGTTAGTAACTGATTATGGCGATGCAATTATCACCTATCGAAGTGAAAACTCTAAAAAACTAAAGTACAATGTATGCACACTAGACTTTAGTACCCCTTACATCCACACAAAGAAAAATCGGGCAAAGGAGTCTGACCGGACTCTTTTGCTCTTTTGTTGGGATACAGACTCGTATCGACTACTTAAGCCTGAGAATGTCACAAGCGTAGTACCTCTCTCTTCTGTTTTAAAGAACGAGAAGTAGTATGCAGTTACATGAAGCACCTCCGATGTATGAAAGAATTATACATTATAATGAGGATAAAGAAACTCAGGTAAGATTAACTGTCAGTACTTTTCGTGGGACTGAATATCTACATCTTCGTAAATACTATTTAGCATTTACAGAGGAGTGGTTGCCTTCGCCCGAAGGAATTGCAATGGAACTAGATTTTGATAACTCTCGAGAACTCTTTGCTGGACTAGTAGAGATACTATCGCTAGCAGAAAGTAAAGAGATCTTAGAGGAACACTTCAAAGATTTTCTTGACCAAATCTACAAATAGTTCTTGACTTTATTTCTTAAATCCTTTATAATATATAGAAATAAGTGAGGAAACTATGCGAGAATTTTTACAGCACGCAGTCAAAAAATACTACGAAGGCGATCCAATTATATCAGACGAACAGTTTGATGTACTTGCTGATGTTTATAAATTCAATGATGTAGGACATCAAATAACTGATGGTATTCCTCATATTTATCGTATGTATTCTTTACAAAAATTCTTTGATATAGAAGATGCTCCCCCAGGAAAAGAATATGTAATTAGCCCCAAATTAGATGGAGCTGCAGTATCTCTTGTGTATATAAAAGGAGAACTACAGCTTGCTCTTACTCGGGGCGATGGAAAGCATGGAAAAGATATTACAGACAAGATGCAGCATAAAGTACCTCTTCAAATTACAGGGAAACCTGCAGAAGATGTAGTTCAAATTACAGGAGAGTTAGTTTCTCCAAAAACTATACCAAATGCTAGAAACTATGCTGCAGGTGCTTTAAATCTCAAAGATACAAATGAGTTTCTTGAAAGAAATGTAAACTTTGTTGCATATGATATGCAGCCAAGCCATCTTCTTCGATGGACAGGCACAATGGAATATCTTTTTCTTATGGGATTTGCAACTGTAGAGCATATACAGAAAGATGTATATCCTACGGATGGGCAAGTATATCGAATGAATGAAAACAAAGAGTTTGATAAACAGGGGTATACTTCTCATCATCCTAAGGGAGCTTTCGCTCTCAAAGAAAAGAAAGAGGGTGTAATAACTAAACTTCTTGATGTTGAATGGCAAACAGGCAAAAGCGGGGTTGTAACTCCTGTAGCAATGCTTGAGCCCATAATGATAGGAGATGCTTTAGTTTCAAGAGCTACGCTACATAATATAGACTATATCAACTCTCTCAATCTTGAAATCGGATGCAAGGTAGAGGTAATTCGCAGTGGTGAAATTATACCTCGAATTTTGCGACGTGTTGACGAAAAATAGTTCTTGACAATCAACTTAAATTTTTATATAATATCTTTTCAATTTCAAAGGAGACCTTTTTGTGCAGACGATTGTTGCACCTAATGTTTGTCCCTGTTGTGGACATACGCTTGAGTGGAGCAATCAACTCTTGTACTGCTATAACCCCCACTGTGAGGCACAATCATCAAAGAAAATTGAGCATTTTGCTAAGACTCTTAAAATCAAGGGTCTAGGTCCTGCTACAATTAAATCTTTGTTATTGGAGTCTATCAGTGATATATACGCATTACCAGAATTTGATCTAATAGATCGTCTAAAATCACAAAAATTGGGGAAGAAATTGTTTTTAGAAATAGAAAACTCAAAAAAAGCACCGCTAAATATACTTTTACCAGCTTTCAGCATTCCTCTTATAGGCAAGACAGCCTCAGAGAAACTATCTGCAGTATGTGAATCAATACATGATATAAATGAAGATAGTTGTGCAGTAGCAGGTCTTGGCCCAAAAGCCTCTGAAAGTCTGTTAGAGTGGATTGAAGAAGAATACCCTCTTCTTTATTTACCACACAGCTTTGTATTCGATAAGCCCGTTAGTCGGATGAGTACAGGAGTTGTTTGTATTAGTGGAAAGTTAAAGAGTTTTAAGACCAAGGCTCAAGCTACAGAAGCATTAGAACAGCATGGCTACACAGTTAAAAGTAGTGTCACGAAAGACGTAACAATACTGGTTAATGAAAGTGGAGTAGAGTCCCAAAAAACAACTAAAGCCAGAGAGTCTGGCGTAACGATAGTAGAAGATCTACTAACTTTTTTAGGAGAATTGAATGGCATTGCCTAAGTGGACAGACGAGCGAACTGAAGAGCTTGTCAATTTTGTTGGTGATGAATCACCGATCTCTCAAGGAACTGTTGCAGAAGCAGCAGATCAGCTTGAGACCTCTACTCGATCTATCTCAAGCAAATTGAGAAAGATGGGTTATGAAGTAGAGTTAGCCTCTGCTTCTACTTCTCGCGCTTTTTCTGAAGCGCAAGAAGCAACTCTTGCAACTTTTGTGCAAGACAATAGCGGTGAGTATACTTATGCTCAAATCGCTCAAAACTTTGAAGGCGGAGCATTTACCGCTAAGTCTATCCAAGGAAAGATTCTTTCCATGGAATTGACCTCTCATGTTAAGCCTGCTCCAAAAGTAGAAGCAGTACGAACTTACTCAGAGAGTGAAGAAGAAACCTTCGTTCAGATGGTAAATGATGGTGCATTTGTAGAGGCAATTGCTGATGCACTTGATCGTTCAGTAAATTCAGTACGAGGAAAAGCTTTAAGCCTACTTCGTTCTGGTGATATTGATGCAATTCCGCGTCAAGAACATACAAAAGGTTCAGCTAAGGAAGATCCTTTAGCGGATCTAGGTGATATTTCTGCAATGACTGTTGAAGAAATTGCGGAAGCTATTGGTAAAACAGCTCGTGGTGTAAAGACCATGCTTACTCGTCGTGGTTTAGTTGCGAAAGACTACGCGAAAAAAGAAAAAGCTGCAGGCTAAAACTTAGTAGCCCTTCGGGGCTGCTTTATCTTCGGGGGAAGTGTTGAATATTGCGAGTGCTTTAATCAAGCAGGTGTTGACGCTGCAGGACTTTGAGACCTGGACGTCCGTTCGCAAAGATTATCTTCCCAATGAGTATCACACTATCTTTAGTGTAATAGATAAACATTGTGATAAGTTTCATACACTTCCTACCTTTGAGGATTTAAAGTTTGAGGTACGAGATCCTGCAACAGTAGAAAAACTGTTTGCAATCGAAAGTATCGACGTAGAAGCTGATGCATTTATGCTTCTACAGTATCTCAAGAATGAATATACGCAAAAAGAAATCTTAGATTCTCTTGAAACGTATATCGACAACTCTGTAGCTTTTGAAGATGCAGAGGAGTCAGTTGCACATCTACATCAAATTGTACTCGACGTTGAAAAGAAGGTCGATCTACAAGAGCCTCAAGAAAGTATGCAACGCATATCTTTATTTGAAAATGATGATGAGATTGGTAAGTATCTAGCTCTTGGTCTTAATGCAGACTATGACCGTGAGATTCAGTTCTCTCCGAAAGACTTAGTTCTTATCGGGGGTCGTCGCGGGGCTGGTAAATCACTTACTTGTGCAAATATTGCTCACAGCGTATTTGAGGGTGGAAAGTCGGCTATGTATTTCACTATTGAGATGGATAGCCGATCCATTCTACAAAGAGTCTGTTCTATTGCAACAGGAGTACCTTTCTCACGGTTGCGTACAAAAAATCTAAGTGTTCTCGAATGGGAACTCGTTGCTGAATGGTGGACGAATAGATTTAAGGATAGCCAAGACAAATTGAAAGAATACAAAGAACATCGAGACTTTGAGAAGTTTCATCATAATCTTACAACAACGTGCGAGCTTCTCCCGACTCAGCAGGTTGATGTTATTTATGATCCAGCTTTGACCCTCGCAAAGATCAAAGCAGAAATGGACAAAAAAGTGAAAGCACTCAATGTCGCGGTTGTTCTTGTAGACTATATCAATCAAGTTAAGCGATCCGTTGTACCATCACGCATGGGACAGTATGACTGGACGGAACAAATAGAGGTGAGCAAAGCCCTCAAATCTATGGCACAAGAGTATGAATGTACTGTTGTAACGCCATATCAAACTGACGCAAGTGGTGAAGCGCGTTTTGCAAAAGGTATATTAGATGCCGCAGATGCTGCTTATGCTCTTGAAACATACGATCAAGAGGATGCAGCAATTACATTTAATTGTACTAAAATGCGTTCCGCCGCTATGCGT